CAAAATATAAAACTGGTAAATAAAAACATATACAATAGGAAACATTCAACATGGCAGAATCACTTTACAAATTCATGAATGCATTGAACCAGAACAATGTTCGTACACAGAACTTGTTCGAAATGAGAGTTTTTATTCCAAATGCTCTTACAGATAAACGTGGTATAACAGGTACAGCTTTAACAAAATATTTAAACCCAAATTTCACATTTTATGGAACTGGTTTTGAACTTCCAGCAAGAACACTTCAATATGCAGATGTTGGATTTAAAGGATTTACTGTTCCTGTTCCAACTGTTATGAAGATGACACAGGAACATTCAGTTACTATCAATGCTGATATTAATGGTGAAATGAGACGTGCATTCTTAGCATGGCAAGCTCTTACAATGAATCCACAAATTGATGATAATGGTGGTTATTTTGAAGGAAATAGACATCTTGCTGATTCATCAAAAATTAGAATTTCATTATTGGATCCTATTTATGGAGAACCTGGTCATGTTATTGAAACATATACACTATTTGGTGTAACTGTTCAGGAAGTTGGAACAATGACATTTAGTAATACAGCTTCTGATGTAGCTACATTTAATGTTACATTTAAATCACAATATTGGCAGTATGGTCAGGGTTCAACTGAAGGTGCAAATAGTAGTGAATTACTTGGTGCTGGTAAGTTATATAATCAAGAATTACAAATTGGTGATAAAAATATTCACTAATAATGTGAATTTAGCCGGATTCGTCCGGCTATTTTTTTGCGCTTTTTATATGGTAAATAGTTAGGTTATGACAAACGTAGATAATTTTACAGAAAAAGCAAAAGCGTTAATTGCTTATTTGAAAGAAAGTTTCAGTCAAGAAGAATTGATGGAATTGGCAAAAGAGTTTGACAGTCCAGATACTTTGATACAAGGCGTTCTTGATGATACTACTGATATTGAAGAACCAATTGGAGAAATAGAGACGAGTGAACCACCTGTCAATGTTGATTCTTCAACACCAGAAACTATAACAGTTGACAATCCAGGTTTGGTTCCTTTTGAACCAGCTCCAAAGTTTCGTATTTATTGGAGAGCATGGAAGGATGGCAATAGTTCTTCAGGCCAAACTGAAAGCAACCTTGAAACTGTTCAAGCTGCCCGTGCTGAAGCTATGACAAAATTGTATGACCTTGGGTTTACAGATTTGGAAATTCTTGCTATTGAAACAATAAAAAGTGAAGAACAAATACAATCTCAAATATAATAATATATTATGAGTATACTAAATCAAACAGAATTGAATAAACTTAAAATTGCTCTTCAGCAGGTAGAAAAGGGTGAAGATATTCATACTGCTGTAGCAAATGCAGAGTATGTTAATTATGATCAGACATTGATTGACAAGATAAATATCTTAAAAAACATTCCAATTCTGAATACTGACATTCTCAAGTATCTCTATAGTATCAAATTGACTGACAAAATTGCAGATGTTGCTCCAAAAGTAAATGCTATTTATCAATTGGCTTTGACTTCTAAACTAATTGAAGATAAAGCATTGGAAGAATTTGAAGCTAAGCGCAATGAAGACGAAAATGGACTTGAAAAAATTGTAGGAAAGTCAATTGATGATACAGCCGCACAAATTTTAACGGCATTGTTGAACATAAATAAAGGATAAGTAATATGGCTTGGTATAACTTTTGGACAAAAAATACAAAGGACAATAATAAGCCTATTACTGTACAACAGCCACAGGCTCAATTTGATGTCGCTGCCCTGAATGCTATTGTTGACAATTCTTCATTGTTGAACAAACGCAATCGTGAATTGATTGATGGTGGATATGCATTTGATACTTCTGTTGTAGATTTAGCTTCTATTGAAAATATAGCTGGCTCATTTGGCGTTATTTCAGACAAAAATTCTAAAAATATTACAAACTGGCGTTTGTCATTGGCACCAGAAGTCAAGTGGTGCTTGGATGAATTGTTTTCTGAAATGTCAGATATTAATTTGCATCTTGAACAGGGTGCTGGTTATAGTGAACTATCAGAAAAAGAAATTGCACTTATTGACCAAGAGTTCGTGCGTTTTAGTAGCCTTTTCAATTTTACAAATTTGACTTTGCAAGATGATGTTCGACACCTTCTTATTGAGGGTGAAATTGCCTATGAAGGCATTAAGAGTGAAGAACATCCAGAGAATGGAATTATTGGTATTCGCCGTTTGTATTCTGATGATTTTGATGTAGTTTATTCTCCAATTTTGACAAACGGGTTTGCTTTAAATGTAGACATTGACAAGATTTTCAATCGTTGTGGAACTGGTGTTGGAAATGTATTTTCAACAGGCTCAAAATTCTTATATGACTCAAGAACTGGTGAATTTGAAACAGACCCACATCACGCCGCTTTGACATTTCCAAATGTTGCTTACATTTACTATGATAAATTGCCAAATGTAAATGTACCAATTAGTTTGATGGATTATGCCCATGTTGCTTATTTTGAATTGTACGCAATTCAACAGGCCGCAATGGTTATGCGTATTGTACGTTCACCAGAACGTTTGCTGTTCAACATTGATGTTGGTGGTATGTCTGATAAAGCAGCCAAAGCTCATATTAGAGAGTTTGGAAACAAATTACGCTCACAACGAGTTCCAATGCCAGGTGGTCCTGACAAAAATGGAAATATGCAAGTTGGTGTAAGTCAGCAATACAATCCAGCAACATATTCAGAATCATACGTTTTCGCAAAGTCAAATGCAAATTCAAGTGGAACAACTTGTCAAACAATTCAGTCAACAGCCAATTATGATCAGATTAATGACATTAATTATTTCCACAATAGATTGCTTCGTATTTTCAATATTCCATTTGCAAGAATAACTGAACCAAGTCAGAAACAATATCAGCCAAGTCAGAATTTGACTTATGATGAAGTTCGTTTCTATAAATTTATTGTTAGTATTGAAGAAAGATTCAACAATGCTCTGACGAATTTGTTCTTGGAAAACCTTAGATTGCGTGGTATTGGAAATGGTAAAATCTCGAATTCACATATTACATTGAAATTTGATACACCAGCCCGCTATGCTCTATTCCTTGAATCTGCTGCCGAGTCCGCTAAACTTGATCTTTATGACAAATATGCTCAGCATGAAGAATTCAACAAGGGTATTCTCGCCAAGAAATATCTTGGAATGCTCGATCAGGATCTTGAAGCTCACAAATCTGCAAATAGAAAAGATGCAAAAGAGCAAAAAGAGTATGAAAAGAGTTTGAAGAAAAATGGTGGTGGGGATGAAGGTATGGAAGATGACATGATGGGTGGTATGGGAGAGGAGCCTGAACCATTTGACCTATCAGTTGGTAGAGATGAAGAGCCTCCATTTGGCGCTCCAATAGGCTAATAAGCAGTATAATTAAAAAGTTAATCATTTAGTAAAAGATGTGATAAATAAAAATTTATCACGTATAATATTACTAATGAGCACAAAGAAATCTACTATTACAATGGCAGGTAATGATGTTTATCTGCTTATCAAAAGAACTTCTAAGAAAATTTCAGATATTGTTGGCTCAACTCTTGGTCCATACGGAAGCAATTGCTTGAATGAAACGCAGTGGGGAACTCATTTGACAAAAGATGGTGCGTCTGTTTTGGCTAACCTTTCATTTGAGGACCCATTTGAAAACGCTGTTTTGAATGTAATCAAGGATGCTGTTTTCAAAAGTAATTCTTTGGCCGGAGATGGTACAACAAGTACGACAGTTCTCATCAATGAAATTTTAAATGCAACATTGAATCTCGTTGGACTTGGTTATAATGGTATTCAAGTTCGCAAAGGTATTCAAATAGCGGCTTCAAAAATTGTTGAACAGTTGAAAGAATCTTGTAGACAATTAGATGCAGATTTATCAGTTGAAGAAAACTACAAGAAACTTCATAACGTTGCCATGATTTCAACAAATGGTGATGTTGAATTGTCTGACATTTTTGCCAAAATTTTCAAAGCATGTGGTAAAAATGCAAATATTAAATTGGAAGCCTCTGGTTCTGCCGAGACTTCTTTTAAAATTACAGATGGTTATCAGTTGGATTTTGGATATAGTTCACAGTATTTTGTTGACAATGCTGATAGAACAATTACTTATTCCAATCCAAAGATTTATGTTTCAACAGAACCAATTGAAATGCTTCCTGATATTATGCCAATTTTGAACAAGCATATT